TCAGCAGTGCCATCCGTAAATGATTGAATCTCGTTGCCCCCCATAAGAACAGAAGCACGAGAACATACTTTAATAGAAGTGTTAGCTACATCAGGCATAAGTAAAGTTGGGGGCCGAAGCCCCCATCCCTATTAGTCAGTGTCAGTCGCAGTTACTGTCAAACCATCGGTTACGTCGATAGCAGACGCAGATACGTCTTTCGCATAAACGATTGACATAACTGGTGTGCCACCTGTTGAAGTTACTGCAATGATTGGATCAAGAGAACGAATCATCCCAATCGCATCATTAAAGTAACCAGCAGTGTTTACTGTCGCAATGGTGTCAGCAGTTGTGTAGTGCCACATGTTGACTCCAGAACCGCCACCAATACGAGTTAGATTTGCTGCATTATAAGCCATGTCTATACTCCTTAGTTGTTGTCTAGAAGTTCATAAACACCATCGTCATCAATAACGACAGCACCCATAGACATCATAGATGTTGTTAGGTGTGAGACTTTTTCTGCAATGTAGTTGACCTCAGTCTGAACATCAGCATTAATGCCCAAGCCAACAGCAGATGTGTGGTACGCAAAGTTCTTACCACCAGCAACAGCAGACGTTGAGAAAATCTTGAAGCCCAAGAACTCTTTCATTGTCATGCCGCCAGCGAATGGCAGGTTCTGTGGTCCAACAAAGTCAGATGATGCGAACTCAGTGATTGCAAACAAGTCAGCAAAACCAGCAGGTGACATAGCGATGTAACGCTGTCCGTCTTCTGGAATGTCTGCATTGCCAAATGTTTCAAATGTCGCCAACAAGTCTGCTTTTTCAACAGCAGATGATGTGTCGTGAATTTGAGTTGAGTTTGCACCAGCATCCATTGCAGTTGTTAGGATTTCGTCAGTTTTGCGACCTAGTGCAGCAGCGGCTGATTGAGCAACAGCTTGACGCTCGTTAATGTTGATTTTCAACTCGTCTAGCTTGTCGATGTACTCAGGCGCATAGTAGTCAGCCATAGTAGCTTCTACGTTTGTGTGCGCCAACTCCATTGGAGTTACGTTACCGTTGCGTGATTTAGTGTTTGCTACGCCTTTACCAATTACTTGGAATCGAGCAACCGAGCCAGACACATTGCTTGAACGAACAGTGTTCCGTAGTTTGGAACCCATACGCTGATAAGCCATGTGAACTTCTGTCTCGAACTGCTTGATAAAGGCTTGGTCAATAGTATTAGCCATTTTTCAGTCCTATTGTGAAGTTACAGTTGCCAACGGGTGTCCGCTTTTCTACGTCAACAAGGGTATCCTCTCGGGCCTTTCAGTGTATTACGGGCCGTAATGGCCCATCGTAAACACTTTTTCCGTTTGGATTGCAACGCACAAATTCAACATATTTATTATTGTTGTCTTCTATGACACCAACAGGCTCAAAGCCTAGCCAGATTGCCCAGTCTATCATAAACTCATAATCAGATAGCAGTGTCATAGTTAACATGTGCTGTGTTTTGTCAAAGAAATCTATTAGAAATCTTGATCCTCGAACCGCTGCAACAGTATGTTCCTTTACTTTATTAGAAAACATAGCAAACATCTGAGGGATTTCTTGATCTTCATTGTACCAAAGACCACCAATGGCTAGAAATGACTCACCTTCTTTTCTAGCAAGATAACATTCAGAAGTTTCATACATCTCACGCATAGCTTGATGAAAGTCATTATGCCCAAGTAAAACTAGCTCTCGTTTGTTTTCTTGAGTAAGACCTTCAACCACTTCATCAATGTGATCTAAGGTAAAAGGGGTCAGATAATACTGGCCCCTTTGAATTATTTTAACCTCTGTAGAGTTGTTGGAAGCCATCTTCGACCTGCTTGACAAAGTGCGGATCGCGCTTCGCGGGGTTAAAGTATCGCTCATCTTGCATCATCTCCCTAAGTGATTGCTCTGTTACACCACTTGTAGGCTGTGCATCCCCAGCAAATGATCCATCTTTCATAGCCTCCATTACAGCTTCTATTGCAATAATGCCCTCATGGCTTTCGCACATACGCTCAATTGCTGGTATTGCATCGCTTGGAAAGAACTTATTAGCAAACATAGATGCAGCTTGAATGCGATCATTTGCATTATCGCCTAGCTTTGCGGCTTCAGCCTCTATGTCTGGCTGCGATCCATTAATAGCTTCGGCATACATTTCAATGCCCTTTTGAAACTCTTCTTGGCTATAACCATTTTCAAATGAATGCTCAGACCACCACTTAAGAAGTTCGTTATCAACAGCCATTTCATCGTCAACAATGTCTGGCAATTGATAGTCGCCAGCAGTTTCGGGCCTGTCACTGAAAGCTTCTGATTGTATTTCTTCTAAGAGTTTATTGCGTATATCTTCCTCTTTGCCACCCAGTTTTGACTCAAGCTCTTTATATGCTTTGGCTAAATCTTCTGGCGTATTGTACTTCTCAGGTAGCCACTCTGGGCGGTCTGGTGCTTCTGCTTGCTGAACATCAGCCTCAGTTACAAAGTCACGACCATCAGCCTGTGCTGCTTCTACTGCTGCTTCTTCACTCATTTATTCTTACTCCTATGTGAATGTGCAATGCGCTGCTCTATTAGGCCAACAATATAACGCTGGCCCTCTAGGTGTCGCAGTTCTTCTGTAGTCACATTAGGGCCATTTACCATCTCTATAGTAATAGAGCGCAAATAGCGTAAGACCTCTTTACCCGTAGGGGTTTTAAAGATCTCTGCAATGTTATGGCTTACCTCGACATCCCTGTCCGATGCTCGCTGTATTCCGTCAATTCCAATATTAACCTTGTTCGGCAACCATCTGTCCTTGCTGTTGTTGCGCCATTTGCTGCGCTAATGCAGCTATTTGTCTACGCTGTTCTTCATCACGAATCAAGCTTTCTGGCACACCAAATTTTTTAGCAAGGTGAATTGCTGTTTGTTCACTGTCAATTAGAAGCTGCAACATCTCAGGCCCAAAAGAACCACCAACCAATTCAAGGAACCTAGCAACACTAGAAATATCCTGATTAGCTTGCGCTTGAGCAAGCGGAGATACAGAACGTACTTTAACTTCCCTACCGTTTACTGTAGGTACTTCTATGCGGCCCTGCTTCTTTAGGATGTATATTACACGCTGAAGTACGGGCTGCACGAGTTCAGCTTGTAATCTTCCAAATGCAGAACCCATCCTGCGGGATAGGTCAGCCATACGCTCAGCCACTTCCGTTGCTGTTGCTGGCGTTTTATTAGGATCACCCAGCATATCATTGTACAGCGCACGTTTAATATTCAAGCGCATGTCACTTAATACTAGCTGCGCTACATCAAAACGACCAGCTGCTTGTATAGGCTGAAGCCCCTGACTACCCATAGCCTTTGGAATAATAGATCCCGGAACCAATTGAATAGTATCAGGGTTAATAACGCCATCATCTTCCATTTGATAAATGCCAGAGATAGCCATTTGAGCATTCTCAAGAATAAGCTCAATCGTAAGATTAGTAGTTTTAATAGCAGAAAGGGCATTAAGAAGAGGCCCACGACCATAGATTTCACCAGCACATTTAGACCAACGAAAGCAAACAAAAGGATTTGAACCAAGTCCAGTCATTTTTTTAGAGCTAATCAAAGTATCAGTTGTCATACATATTGCGTAACTCAAGTAAGCTTCTTGGTTTTTCTTAGAGTAGTCGCGGCATACAACCTCAAGAACAGTAGTCTCTCTATCTTGACCCATCATAGAAGTAACCTTCGGATCAAAGGTTCCATTGGGATACATGATAGAAAGATGGTCAAATTTAACCTTCTTACGCTCACGATAAACGTGGTCAATCTTATCGTCGGGGCCAGTATCTAGTACAAGATGAGGAAGCGGTATCGCAGAAAAGATTACTGGGTTGATTGAATCGCCCTCTTCCACGCACAAAACACCAGTCCCGACAGCCAAGTCCATGAAGGATTCATGAACCTCTTGGCTAAAGTTAGAGTTCTGTAAAACCTCAAAAACGTATTCTGTAACTTCATCTAAGTCATTATCAACAGCTTCCCGTTGATCTGGTGGCACCTCACTGCCAGCCATGAGATCAGCCCATCTTGCAAAGTTTGGAACAATTCCAGACTGTAAGCGACTAGCAAATTCTTGAACGCCAACTACAGCAGTCTCATCAAATATCTTCTCATCTCTACGCTGCCCTCGCTCCTCATAGTAAAATGATTCACGCTGCGGCAAAGCATACTCATAGCATTCCTCAAATAAAGGAACCCAGTTTTCCCGTAAAGCCTTGGCTTTTTGATAAGACTTAATATATTTTTTTGCGACTGCATCTTCGGCCATTATCTAAACCTACCCATGAATGATTGGCGAGAAGCTTTAAACAAAGAACGCCTTGTGCCTCTACCTCTTCTTGATTCTATAGCCTCAGAAATATCTTCGCGCTTTTGCCTCGCGCGTCTTTCAACTTCTTCACGCTCAGCAATGTCAGCTTCAACCCTTTGCTCGGCTGCCGCCTCTTTTTCCGCTCTGCTTGGGCCACCACCAAAACACATAGCAATCTCCTTCGTTTTCCCTTCGTAAGCATAGAAGAGAATAAAGTTCAATGCACAAACTACATCCTAGACCAGAAGCTAGGTTTGTTTCGTTGCTTTGGGCCTCTATTAAATACATCGAAGTTACGCTTGGCAATAACAGGTCTGGCTGGTTTCTGAGAGTTCATCAAAGCTCTGCCCTCTCCAGCACCTAAGAATAAATACTGAGCCGCATCATGAACGTGACTAAACATATTTTTATCTGGTTTGTCTGCGTATCTCTCGCCGCTAACCTCCATGCGCTTATACGCATAGCCACCTTCAAAACCCTTAATTAACTGAGGGCATCGTCTGTCTATTAGTAGTGCTGGCTTACCTTCGACCATCTTCGTCAACTGGGAGGATACCGACTCTAGCCGGAGGTCAACAGAGTTGGAAGGCGCAGGAAACGCCTTCAAGCCAGCACCGCGCAGAATATGAAAAGGAGTCGATTCATCAGTCTGCGCTCTAAAGTCACCCGCAGGATCACCATAGATAATTACTTCTGAGGCTGCTGCAAACCTCGTGGATAATTCATTTCTTAGAACCTCTGCAAAACGCACGATCCCCATGTCTATTGCGACTATCTCTGATTGCAAAAACCATCTGCCCCTTACCTTTTGACCAAAGACCGCAGCAGGAGTTAGTCCAAAATCCACACCAACATAAACTGGCATGTTTGCAGCAACGGGTATTTCTTCTTCTGCTATGTGAACTTCTGATGCAAACATTGGATATACAGGCTTTCCATCTTGAATATGACCCAACTGATTCATCACATACACATCTATCCATGATTTAGTCTTACCCCTAATAAGATTTGGGTAATAACTCTTAAGCATGTTCTTTGTGTTCTCAGCCTTTGGGTTTGGATCATAGTCTTCTATTTCTCCATCTTGATTCTTCTTCTCAACCATACCAGCGGGCTGGGTATAGAAAGACCAGTTGTCTGGTTTAACCAGCATCTTAGCTTGCTCACGCGGTATATGATCTGGGATTGGTACTTCGCCAGACATAATGGGCCACCAATGATCTTCCTCAGGGGCGTTGGTATCGGCAATAACGCCAGTCCAAGTAGGGCCGCCATCACGCATAGAAGGAAAACGACCAACACGCATCGTACAGGCATCAATAATACTTTTAGGAATCTCTCTTGCTTCGTTAATCCAGATACCCGTGAGTTCCAAAGAAAGAAGTTTCTTAACGTCTTCGGGCCTATCAAGGGCCAAGAAAAGAACCTCAAGATCTATGTCTCCCTTTTGAATGCGGTGGGTGTATGGCACTGACCAAGTAAACTTGCCCCAGTCTTTTTCCGGAAACCAGTCTAACCAAGTCTTAATAGTAGTGGTTCTAAGTTGAGGATTTGTATTACGAATAATAGCCCAGCGACTTTTTCGTATTCCGTCCGAGCCTTTATTCTGCTGAATAGCGCGGCGAAATACCTCAACACAGCAACCAACAGATTTGCCAGAACCAACTGGGCCTCTTATGCCACGAAAGAAGGTGTCATCCTTCATAAAGGTTTTTAGTACATCACCATCAGGCTTGTACTTAAAGTCTATCATCTAAGACCCTTATCGACTCCAAATCGGATCATATCCTCTACTACCTCAGGCGCAATACTTTCTATCAGTTTATCGCATTCCGCATTGGTAACAAAAGATTTCCCATGCTTTTCTTCTATGTAAGCAAAGTGAACCTTGCGAACAATGCCGCGAAGAAGATCTAAGTCTTGCTTCCTAATCGTGCTAATAAAACTCATTTAGCTTTGCGCCTTGGTTTCTTTTTGGATTCATCAATTGAAGGCGTAGAAGGATCGTCAGCTTTAAACGTACCCTTTTTTGTTCTGGCCTTTACTGGCTCTGGGCCTTCTTCCAGCTTTGCTGAATAACTCATGTGAGTCTTGTAAGTCCAAGTAAAGCCTTGAAAGTGGTGAATTTCCCCAGTCCAAAGCTCTCCCGTGTTCTTAATATACCAAGCCATTTTAACCCAAGTCTTTTTCTAGAAGTTCTTGAAGCGGCTGACCAATACAAGGCTTTGCTTCCTCATACATAGCCTCAATCATTTCTAATTGATCTTTAAGCACGTCAGACTTTAAGACTGCACTCGCCATCTGCTTAAAACGCCACACTTGAGTTACTTCATTCATGTTCTATATTTCCTTACTTTCTTGGCAATAGCTTTCGGTTGAGCCACATGCTGCTTACCTGCTGCCTTACCCTTTCGTTTAGCTGCGGTTGTAGCTGCATATTCAGAATCACTAAGAGCAGCGATAGCCTTACTAGGAAGATAACGCTCACCTGTCTCACTAGACTTCTTGCCAGACTTGGTGCGCCACTTCTGCTTACCCCAATTAAGTAATGACTTCTGCGGGGCTTTCATTAGTTCGTCTTAGGCTTATACAAAGTACGCTTAGAATATTCTTGAGGCATCATCATTCTGCCGCCAGCGCCGCCGCTTTTACCAGACATTTTTGAAATCATACGATTAATTGCCTTGAGCCTAACTCGCATCTTTTTTTCTTTTTTTTCTGATGCTTCCTTTTCCGCTTCACTAGGCTCAAAGCTAATAGGGTGATCTTCAGGATTAAGCTCCTGAAACATCATTTCACGTCCTATATCAACATTTAACTCATCGCGCTCTTTCTTTAAGCTAGAAACAGTCACACGATTCTTTGCATTAGTATTACGAACAACCTTTGTCTTACGTGCCATTATTTATATCCTCCACCAGCGGCCTTATACCGCTTTGCTAAAAGTTGCGCTTTTCTTGCTGACCACTTGCCAGCAGCAGTGCCTTGAACATTAGCCGCCTTTATTCTGTTGAACAAAGACTTCCGCATCTTAGGCTTGGTATAGTTACCAGCAGCATTAACAGCCATTACATATGCTTCCCTTCTTTATCCCACTTAGCCTCAATAGACTCAAGCTGCCTTAATAAACTCTTGTACTTAGGATGCCTGTCGCGGAAATACTCTACAGCCTTGCGCGTCTTATTTACATATCTACGCTTCATCTTATCAGACCTAGAAGCATCAGGCTCGTCTCGAACAACGTCAGGAACCATCTCCTCGAACTTAGCCATCTCCTTAGAAAGACGGTCATAACGCTGCTCTACAGTCTCAGCCACTACTTCTTCTTTCCACTTGGCTTCTGCTTAGAAGGACGTCCAACCTTACTTCCGTAAGTTCCTTTTCCTTTAGGCATTATAACCTCCCAACAAAGATCTGCGCTTCGCTCCCTTGCGAACCACATCCTCCAACTTAGGTGCCTTCATCTCACTCTTATCCATACTCAAAGAAGGTAAAGCACCAAACTCAGGCTTCTTCTCTTGATACATCTGCTCAGCGCTCTTGCCGCCACCACCACCAAAACACATCAGCTTTTCTTATGCCTCCTTGCAAAATTCCTAGCCGCCTCAACACTGCCAAAACCCCAAGCCCTCAAGGCTAAAGCCTTCCGCGTAGGGCGCCCCTTCTCATCCTTCATCGGCCCCTTCATCCCAGCAAACCGAGCAGCAAACGAAACCTTACGGCCAAAGTCCTTGCTCTTCTTAGGTGGAGTCTTCTTAACAGGAGCCTGCAAATTAGACCCCTCCTTACGCTTAAAATAAGCGCGACCAGCAGCGTTTAAACCACCCTCAGGGTTCTGATACTTCTTTGCAACCATATCCAATACTCTTCAATCTCATAATCAAACCCCTAGCATAAAAAAAATAAAACTGACAATGCACAAAACAGTGGAACGCTTTAGCGTTTCAATGCACAAACTTATAGGGCTAATAATGTGAGGGGGGGAGAAGTAACATAGCGTGAGCTTGCAGTTTTTGGCCCCCACCCCTAGCCAAGATCAATTGAAACCTTGATGTCCCCCGCTACTTGCACCTGTGAACGATCTATAGGTTTATAGCCAGCACGATCCAGCAAATCCTTACTCGCTTCAAGCTGAACGTACTCAGACTTAGCACCCTGAGACAGCCTACGCACTGTGTTTACAGCTACGGTAGCACTAAGTCCAAACTCTTCATTCATTCTCTGCATCATGTACTGCTGCACATGGGCTGTTTTTAAAGCTCTATAAGCTGAGACGTATCCAGCCTTGCCCTCAGCGTACCCAGCTTCGATGGCAGCTTTAGCTGGTGGCAATCCTTTTGCTACCATTATATCCACCAGCGCAGCCTGTTTATCAGTTAGCTTCTTAGCGGGAACCACACTACAATCCTTTCTTCTAAGCTGACGACTAACATTTAGCTAACTGCTGTCGTCTGTGTTTAGCTAAACTCAGTAAGCTATCATAAAGAAGGATTGTTTATACATTGGGGCTTATTTCTCATTCACTAGCCCCCCTCTCCCTCTCTCCCCCCACGCTAACACTATTTCCTATGTGCGTGTCAATAGTTACGTTACGTAACTATACTAATTACCCTACGTCACACTGCATTTCTTCACTTGACAGGGCGTTCCCCCGCAAGCGGGGTCGGCATTGCATCGCGCAAGCGCGACGAGTACATGGTACTCGGCAAAGCTGCTGCACCTAACGCGATTGGCGTATCACGGCATTGAGCCATGATTCGCCAAGCAGGGTTCACAGGCCACCCTTGCAACCCGCTAGCCTACCCCAGCGTACCGATAGACATTCAGCCCCTAAGATGTGGGCTGAATAGTCTTTTAGTTGCGACTCAGTTGAGGGGGTCGCTTACACGCTCCCGCAAAGTGTTTCGACTAAACGATCATCGGAATGATGACCGTTTACCCCCCCTGTTTTTCTATGTGGGTTCGACTAATCTAAGGATAGATCAATCGCTGAGCGGGTGTAATTCCCCGCACAGGTGATTGATCATGACGCCTCAAGGCTCTGCACAATGACGCTACGTCAATCAAGTTGACGTTGCATCATTGCTGGCCCAGCAAAGCTGGCCTTTGGGCCTTGACCCGCCACCTAAGATTAGCCGTGACCACAGGCGTTCTTTTGAACAATAACCTAATAACTTATGGAGAAGACAATGATTCAAGACTCACAAAACGATATGCTAATAGATGACCTTAAGAACATAAGTCAATGGGCCTGCTGTCGTGGACATGCAGCGCTAGAACAAGAGTTAGATAAGATAATAACAACATTAGAGAAACTTCGGGCGTCATCTAGCTGTCCGGGTCAAGACTTCCCAGCAAAGCTGGCGCTACGCGATCTTGACTCGGACAACTAGACGGCGCTTCCGATTAGTGTCGAAAGACAATAACACAACTTAATGAGAAAGAGAGAACGACATGGATAAGAAACTAGCTAAGATGATTAACTCAGACCTGAAAGCAGCTTACACAGGTGAAGATAACGTAACACTAAGCCAAGCGATAGCGCGGCTATGTGCAGAGTTCTATGACCCACGCATGGTATTTGATAACGACAAAGGCTCGTACACAGAAGAGAATATCCACAAGTGGGAACAGATGTTCTTTTTGCAGAACATTGCAAACCACCTATGGGCTAAGATGTACGATACACGCATGGACAAGAAGGGCTACGTCAAAGGCGTTGCTATCAAGCTAGATCGTGCGACACAGCACTTGAAGAACGTTACTGCTAAGCACGATGGCACAGAGATTTCTCTCAACGCCATTGACCAAGCCAACGACTGGCAGGACAGGCTACAAGACAAGCTCGCAATATATGAAGAGCAATACCATATGTTTGCTGACATGATGGAGGTAGCAACAGGCATGGCACACAAGCCATACCAACCATGGACAACAGCGATTGATGAGGCACCAGCCGCATCAAGCGACAAAGAAGATGCCTTGGCAGCAAAGCTGGCAGAGAAAGGCATCGATCTCAAGCCAACCAGTGTTGCAAACACTGATGGCGTAGAGACACAGGAGGTAGCGTAACAGAGAGGGGCTTCGGCCCCTTTTTTATTTGGACAGGTTCCTCTGGGGGCACGCCAAGAGGGGTGAGTGTGTGCAGCAACAAGCTGTATGCAGTCGCCAGCAAAATCAAACTTAAAAAAGGAAAACGAAATGTTAAAAACTGTTTGGATTGCATTCGTAGCATTCTCTTCGCCAGAAGAATGCGATCAGTTTTTAAAAACAAATCCTTCACTTGCTCATGGTGAAGTGCAGTGCGTCATTCATCAGCACGAAGTACCGCAAGTAAAACCAAAACGAAAACCAAAAAAGGAAAACTAAATGAATATTGATTTAAAATATCACACCGTCTTTGTTGACGATGATGAAATAACTATCAAGCTAAAACCAAATACTCAATTCAGAAAGGATATGAATGTAAAACAAGCAATTAAAGATCTAACAGATGATTACATTGATGAAGCGCTTCGTCAGGTAGGCAAAGATCATGGATGTCAGACACGCGCTGCTAAGTTGTTAGGCTTTCAATCATATCAAGCATTTAACTATTGGTTGAAACGCAAAGAGAAATCAAAGTGACGCAACGTAACTAATGACTTTAACTATTGTCACTGCAATAATGCAGGACATAAACCAAGGAGAACTAACATGGAACTTAACTCAACTCAATTGAATACACTCATTGTGCAATACATTCGTGAAGTAGTACGCGAAGAACTGCATCAGCAAAGCCCACAAGAATGGAATATATCTGATCATTCATATGACATTATTGATCTAATCAATGAGCAGATTAACAGTGCAACTATAACTATAGACGTGTGAGGAAAACTAACATGAGACTGAACTACATTGATTATGCAGACCTACCTGTATCGGTAATGTTTGTTAGAGGTGACATCGAAGCAATCCATGAGTTTTTCGAGGATAATTCAAATGCAATTATTAACTGCAAGCGACCACATGCAATGAACCAAATTGCAAATTGCTTTGCAGAAATAAATGCAAAACTACAGGAGGTATAGCATGAAACATTTTTCAATGAACGACTTCAACTTTCCCGTTGAACAACAACCAATCCACGACCAGCTTGGCAATATCATT